ACTAGGAGCCTTGCCTGAGCTTTTTATTTTTCCATCCTCAATCCATACTGCGCCACCGCCAGTAATGCTGAGTGATATCTCATCAATTTCCGCTTGAGACTCAACATTGACCCACTGTCCGTTATTGTCATGCGGGATATAATCCGGCAAAAATTGTTTTGTGTCTAAATTAAATAACATCATATTTACCATCCATACCAACCAATAGCGATAATGTTTAACCCTGTGTGACCAGAATTAAATACCTCCACAACGTTGCCGTTTTGGATATTTGCGCCAACAACATGACGTCCGCTCCCCACATCCATTACTTGTACTCGGTGCGCCCCATTAAATGACTCTGGCAAATTAAGCTTGGCATACCCATCAATTGTTGCCCCCATGATAATCGTGCGCATCACTCCATTATCGCCCATTGGCACATCAAACACTCCCGCACCTTCATAGTGGTTTGGATACCATTGACTTCGAAATCTACTTTTCACATAGACCTCAGATTTACTCGCAAACTTATCATGTAGCCATCCATAAGCTCTACTCCACAGGTTGCCTGATGATGTAATCGTAAATACATTTTGTCGGCTGTCTATATTCCAATCCGCCCCCTCTGGCGTGTTTAAAAATTCAATTTGAGTGCTATTTTTCCCTGCATCTCGCATCCACATTGATGCACGAGGGATATTGTCTGTTTGATAAAAATCAACAAACACACCTGTATTTTGACCGCCAGCTTTATTTTTAAGCATAAGCCCATTGGCAAAACCGCCAGATTGACTACCTGTAATGGCAAGACTGCCCGTCATCGTATCGCCTGATTTCGATACACGATTATTGGCGTTGTTGTTCGCGTTATCTGCCGCTCGTTGGGCATTATCCGCTTTGGTTACCGCATTATTTGCCGTGTTTTGAGCTGTTGTTGCCTTACTTACACCATCGTTTGCTGTGCGTTGAGCTGCCTCTGCTGCAGCTTGTGCCGTCTTCGCTTTTGCTACGCCATCGTTTGCCGTGCTTTGTGCACCATCTGCAGCCGTTTTCGCTTCCACACCCTTATCATAAGCAATTTTAACCGCCGCACTCGTTGCAACTGTGTCTGCACTATCGCTATCTACTGCAGAGGATTTTTTGCTGTTTGGGATTTTGTCTAAGCTATCTATTTTGACCCAAGGTGACCAACTATCTGTTTGATAGCTTGTCTGATGTCGCTCGTACACATCGGTGCTATATGCCACATAAGCTAATTGACGGCACCAAGCTCCGTCGCCACCCGCAATCACTTGAATGTGACAACTGGTCGATACGGGCAGATTTTGAGAGCGGCTTGCTTGCGTAATCGCATAAACACCATCGGTTTTTAGGGTGTTTAAATTGCCAACAAAAGGCTCAACTTTAAAATTCCCGATACCATAGCCCGCTAAAGTTGTGGCAGGGGATTGTTTGCCATCGGCAAGGTCATAAGCCTTTTTAACCGCTTTGGGCGTGGCTGCCATTGTTTCATTGTCGCTATTTGTGGCTGAGTTGAGTTGCACAATGCCTTGTTGAGTAAGACTAGCTTTGTCGATTTGGTGGGTATGACCTGTTTCGTCAAAACCATTGTCACTCGTTGCAGTAATGGTTTTAGGTTGTGCTTTTAAACCTAATAGTGAGAGTGCTTTTTTCAACCAAGCAGTACGATTCGCCAATTGTTTTGCAGGACGATTGGTAATTCCTTCTGCACCGCCTAAAACAGGGTCGTTTTCTTCAATTTGATAAATCCCATCTTCCCACTTTTCTTGTTCTTTTAAATTCGCCATAAATATCCTTTAAACCTGCTTTAAAGTTAGTTTGAACCGTAATTGTAGCGTCCGTTATAAGTGATTTTATTGTTATAACGGATAGCTACTGCCTTATAATCCAGTACAGCTAATGTGCAGCGTGCTGGGGTAAAATTTCTTAAAATCTTACGTAATCGTAGCCCTTGTTCATTGGTAATGGGACGATTTAAGCGAATTGCGTAATATGCCCATCTTTCACTCAAAGGAATGGCTTGTACTAATTTGTGTTCGTAAGTCCGTGCTTTTAATCCTTCATCAAGCTCCACTTCACCAAAACCTAAGCGACGTAACACTTCTCTAATTGCCCACGGAGTGCCTTTGTGTCGATGTAATTCAATTGCCGCTTTAATCAACCCACGTTTTGAGCTATCATTTTCGGCTAAGAACTCGCCATCGTAGCCTGTCACACTCCATTTCTCGGCAAGTAAAGGGATAAAAGTATCATCTAATAAATCGACCAGAGTAGTCATCACTTTGCTGGTATCTAATTGAGAGAGTGGGATACTTAAATCCGCCAGTGCTTTATACTTCACTTCTTGTTCAATAATGTCTGCATACGTCAATTTAGCCATTTACTCGCTCCGCATTGACTTCCACGCTAATCGCAGTGCAGTTTGCCCATTCGGTTTCATTGATAATCAGCTTGGCAGGTGAAGTAAGATTTATGTCATATACGCCTTCTACGCGTAATGCACTAATAATGGCAGAAGGCACAACGTCCATTCCTAGTCGTTTGGTTTTCTCTGCAAGATAATTTTGCAAAGCTGTACGGGCTTGAGTTTTCACAATATCTTCACGATAACCATCAAGCAATGTTAACGTCGCATTGATTTGATAATTCCGTTGCGTTGGTGCGATAACTTCCACGCTATCGCATAAAGGGCGACGCTGTTCAGGGCTAATATATTGTTTAATATCATTGAGCAAACGTGCATCGGGTAAACCTGTTTTGGTCAGTACTGCGATTCGCACTAAACCGCCGCGAGGGTTAGATACATTGACATCGGCAATATCTTGTGACACCGCACGCGTGTGATAATCGTAAGCCGCAATGGAACCGCATGTAGTAAAGGCTTCGGGAGCACTCAAAATACGTTTTCGGTAGGCTTCATCCTCTTCACGCACTAAACCACCACTTGAGACATCAATATTGCTTACGTTTAATGTTGCTTGTGTATTCAGCGGACTTTTTAATACGTTAATTCGTCCTAATTCCCAGCCGTTTCCTTGCTCGCCTGTTTGGTTACATTCAGCTTCAATTTCGACATAAGTAATAAGTGGTGTGATCACATCATCATTCATTGTGATAAATTCGATATTATCGGTCGCTGCAACACGAGTCCCTTTGGGAATAAAAATAGAGCCATGTTCACCTTGCACGCTAAAACGTAGAATCGTGCGAGCAGGTTTATCTAATAAACGATAACAGCCAAAAGTCTCACCACATAAATCTAATGCTAAACCCGTCGCAAATTGAGGAAAAGTTTGACGGAATGCTTCGTTAATGCCTTGACGAGCAAGGCTTTCACGAAAGGCGTACACGTGAATCAGTAATCGCTCAATGTGTGCAGGTTGCAACACTTTTCCCGTGCGACGTTCATAATTGGCAATCGTCTCGCGTAAAATGCGATCAACATTGTCATCAACGGCTTTAATTTCATTACGATTCATTGTTGCACCTCAGTCACATAAATCTCCCGATACACCTCATCCACTAACGCCCAATAAATCGTCAGTTCAAAATGCGGAGCCTGTCCGTCAATGGCGATATGATCAACCTCAATGCGAGGCTCCCATTTTTGAAGGGCAAGCGTGATTTCACGCACCATATTGGGCAGTGCGATGTCTTCTGGGTAGTCAATGTAGCGAAAGTGGTCGGAGCCAAATTCGGGGCGAAGCACATCAGTGCCTTTTAGTGTGTTGAGAATGTTGGCAATGCACTGATGAATATCATCAATGCCTTGCACCGCTTGTTTTTCCGTGGGGGCTAATTGCCAGTGGGTTGAGAGTATCGTATTTGTATTCATAGCCTTGATGATACAAGGCTATATGAAGGTGGGCTTTTAAACTGATTTAAAGAATTAGGCTTGAGATGGGCTGGTTGGATTGCCGTCGCCTTGTTCAAGGTGGTGATGATTTTTAAGGGAAATGCCGTCAGCAATCACATCGCCACCGTTTACGTTCACATTACCATTGTTCACTTCCACTTCGCAATCATTGACGATAACTTTGCCGCTGGTATGAATGGTTAAATGGCCCGATTTGCGGTCGTGTTGAATGGTTGTGCCGTTTTTAAATTTCTTGAGCCAGATTTCGCCATTTTGTACGGGCGTGGGGTCTTGCTCATTATAAATCGTGCCCAGCACACAGCCGCTCTCGCCACGGCTATCTAATAAAATTGCTACCAGTTCGCCCACA